GATGTTAAGAAGCAACGATTAGTCACAGAAATAGCAGACGGTCAGTCAGTAGGAACAGATGTAAGTGCTAAAGAAACAGAGTTAGAACAAGTTAATCAGCAATTAGAACTTGCCCAAACTGAGTTAAGAAAGTGGTTAGACACAAACGCTCGTACTGAAATTGATCCCGAGTTCTTTGAATTACAAAGAAGTATTGCCGATAAAATCAAAGCTATTTTTCTTAAGTATGGAGAAGATCCTTTACTAAGTGAGGCGTATGATGAGTTGTTTAATGCTGTAAAAGGTTATAGAGACCAAGACGGTATAATCCGTGGAAATGATATTCAAGAAGGATTAGGACAAACCATTAAAGCTATTGAGCAAAAGATTGAAGATTTAAAAAGTGAGGCCGAAGAAAGTAGAGAGTTAACTGAGGAGGATAAAGCACTGCTGAAAAAACACTTTGCTGACTTAAGTGCAATCCAAGTTAAAAAGAAGACTGAATATTATAATCAAGTAGTTAAAGAAATATCTGATGTTGTTAGGACTGAAATTTATTCAGATCCTGAACAAGTAAAAGCTATGGATGAGTTAGCAGAAAAGTTAACTGACGAGTATATTGAATCTGGGGGTTATACCGAAGATCCTCTTTTAGAAATAGACGAAGACTTACCTTTACTTGATCATCCTTCAGATTTTGGTAATGCACAACATAGAATTAATATATTAGATGCTTTTCGTACTAGAATAGAGACAGTAAGAATACAGAATGGAGTAAAACAAACTGATTGGTATAAAGCAAATCACATAACAATTACCAAGAGTTATGTAGATAAGAAAACAGGGGGCAAGATAACCAAAGTGTATGAAAGACCAATTTACATTTGGAATCGCACCGTACCTACTAATATCAACTACATAAAGCAGGAAAACCCCAACTTTGATTGGTCAGTGCCTAGAGTAAGAGAAGAGTTAAAGAATAAAGACTACAACTTCTTAGGCTTCAAAGGGACTGCTCGTCCACGTAAAACAGATGACAACAGATACACCAACGAAGCTTATGGTAAGCTACAGTCAGAGGATCAAGACATTATTGATGATATGGTTGAGTTGTATGAGGACATACAAAGAAACTTACCAGTATCACAAAGACTCGAAGGATACGTAGTACCTAATAAAACAAAAGGAACTAGAGAAGAGGTAATAGATTTATTTGGGAGAACTAAATATAGTTTTAATAGTATTGTAGATGGTTTTAAGATATTCTTTAATCGTTCGGTTACAGGAGAAGAACTAGAAGAAGATGAAACCTCAAACTTATTAGATGTAAATAAGAACGCAATTCTTAAAAATTCAGGAAGAAAACTGCAATTAATTAAAACTAGGTTTAAAGAACCTCTGAATGTAAATCAAGTATCTCATCTACTTACTACAAGTTTAGCTCAATATGGTGTATATGCCTCTGATTTTGCTGGCTTAAAGAAAGCCATGCCTGCTATCTTTGCTGCAAGGGATGCTGCATCTAAAGCAAATATACCTGTAGAAGACTTAGAATGGATTGATCTTGAAATCAGTAGATTTTTCTACGGTGGAGAGACTCAGTATCAATTAGCTGGTAAGAATGAGCTTCTTAAGGTTATTGCTACACTCAATAATAAGTTGTTTAGATTCACCCAAAAAAGAGTACTTTTAGCTAACTTCTTACGTTTACCTAAAAACTTATTTAATAACTTTCTTAAGATTGTATTAAGTAAGAATAGGTATGGTTTAACTAGAAGAGAGTTGTGGGCTGCTTGGTGGAAAGGTCTTAGAAAGAGAAGTGCCTTACTATCCTTAGAACAGGGATCTAGAAAATATGATGTATATGCACTTAAGTTAATGCACTTTAGGGCTATGCCTACTGCTGACCCTACTAAAATGGCAAATAACATCGAGCAAGGATTCTTATATAAGTTTTTGAATTTAGATAACTATAGCACTCAAATCTTTGGTTATATGGAAATGGCTTCTACTCTTCCAATCTATGAAGCACTTATGGCCCGTATGACAGTACCAATGGTTATAAATGGCCAGCAAACTACAATTAAGTTAGATGATGCTTATGAAGTGATAGGTGGAATTCTTGTGCCTAAGGATGGAGTATTTGGTTTAGAGCAAAATAAAATGCGTGCTTTGCTTGAAGAACGTAAAAACTTAATTGATACATACTTAGTTAAGGCAGCAGTAAGAAAAGCAAAAGATTTAACTACTCAACAACAGAGAGAACTTAATGCCCTCATAGCTTCAGTTAATGTTAAGATTGCTTCTTTAGAAAAACTCAACGCAGTTAAGAGGGAGAAGCTACGTTCGGTAGAACAAGTATTGAGAGACCAGATACATGAAATGTATACCAGTACTCAAGGTAACTATTATCCTCGTTCACGTTCTGGATACGAAAGAATCTTATGGGCTAATATAGTAATGTCTATGAGAAGATGGACGTACCCTTTACTTCAAACTTCTTATGGAACAAAAAGAATGTCTTTATACACAGGAAAGGTAGAGGAAGGTTTCTACAGGACAGGAGGCAAATCTCTAGTTCGTAAGATGAGATACTTAGCAAGTGGAGAAAGAAAAAGTATAGGAACAACACAATTCGATAAAGAGAAACACGAAAGAATATTTAGGGATAATATTAATCTTATGGGACTACATGCACTTGCGTGGGCCACTACTAAGTTAGCATTAGCTGCAGGAGGTGATGATGATGATTGGTTGATTCACTTACTTGCTATGATAAGCTTTACTACTTATGAGGAATATGCTGGTACGCATCCTGTTGCAGCGCCTGCTAATTACACATATAAAGTAGTTTTTAGAAAACCATTATCTAAAGGACCTGAAGAAGGTATTGTAGAATCTGCTGCTAAAGGTGTTGCTTATACTATATTGGGTTCGCAAGTAGCAAGTTACGATGCTTTGTTTGATGCTTTATTTGACTACAAAGCTTTAACTGACCCTATGTCTCCGTATTACGAACAAAGAAGGGGAGGTTATGGAGGCAAGTCAGAATATACTCCTAAAGCTACAGAAGGTTTGCCTAGAATTCTTGCTTTAGGAATGAAGGTCTATGGAGTAGAGCAAGGATTAAAACCTTTTGTTGATTCTAGAAGAGCCTTGGAGACTAGACTTAAACTAACACCAATGTTAGGTATGCAAGATCCTTTGGGAGATTACTTACAGGTTCAGAAGAAACTTACTAACTTATCTAGACAGATGCTAGAAAGAGGTCCTGAAGATCTTGATTATGTAATTAAAGGAGAGTACAGTAAAATTAAAACTCCAAGTAAAGAAGAACTCATCACTCAGTTAAGTGAGTGGATAGACTTGCAGAATGAAAAAGAAACAATGGAGATGTACAACCCTACTATTAGAATGATGAAACGGGAACAAGAGTTAAGTGCGGCAGAGGGTACGCAAGACAAAGCTTTAATAGAAAGTTTAGCTAAAAGGACAGGAAAACCTGTATATGAAGCAGCTAAAGATCCTTGGACTGTATACTATAAAGAAGTGTTTAAAGTTTATAACGAAGCAAGAAGACAAAAAATAGATTCTGTATTGCTCTCACCAGATGACCAGTACCAGAATCCCTAAGAAAAATCTTGACAAAACTAGAATTAAAAGTAACTTTGTAATACGAGCCACAAGGCTGGGATAAAACCGATATACTATGAGCGTAAATGCAGAACAACTATTTAACGAGCAGTCTAAAAAGTTAAGACAGATTGCCGCAAGTACAGGTCTAATGGCAGGAGCTGGAGGCTTTGTACGTTACACAACAGGAACTGTAAACGATGTACAGTTTACTGCAATTGTACCACAAGAAGACACAGTCTTTACTTCATTTAAAGTTAATGGAGTAGAACGCTTAACTGTTAATGGTATGAGTGGAGTTACCTTTAAGCAAGGAGCATATCTTTCAGGTGGAGGAATCATCACTGGATTTGCTATCTCTTCAGGCAGTGTAATTGCATATAAGTAATGATTGGAATTGGTATTAATACCACACTTCGTGCAATGGGTGGCGGGGGTGCTCCATTCGTGGGTTTGTTGGATACTTACCCAAACGCTGCGGCTGCTTATTCAGTTAGAAAATTAAGAAGTGCATATACGGGATCGGCGATTCGTGTGCGTAGGTCATCCGATAATGCAGAACAAAACATTGGATTCACCGCATTGGGCAACCTTGACACAACTGCATTAACTTCTTTTTGTAGTGGTACAAATGGATTTGTAACTACTTGGTACGACCAAAGTGGTAATATTAATAATATTATACAATCAACCGCAGTAAATCAACCGCAAATAGTTAGTAGTGGTAATTTGTTATTACAAAACACAAACCCAACAATTCAGTTTGATGGTGTTAATGATAATTTAGGTACAACCTTTAATACACAACCTACATTCCCTATAACTTTAATAACAATAAATAAAACATCAGGTTTAACAGATGCAGGTATAGTTGGTTTTGGAAGTAATGGTGCTTCTCGAGAAGAATTTTGGCAAGAAGTTACAACTTTGGGTAAATTAAAATTTGGTTGTTATGCAGATGATCTAGCAAGTGGATTTCCGACTGGTTCATTTGCAAATACTTATTTGTTATATAGTTTAATTATTACAAGTACTTTTGTTCAAAATGGATTTGGTAATGGAACATCAGTTGGTACATATAATGGGGGTGGTCAATATGTAGGTAATAGATCGTTTAACATAGGTAAAGGTCGACAAGATGTTTTAGGAAAATTTATAAATGGTAATATACAAGAAGTAATAATATACCCATCAGACCAAACCACCACCCGCACAGGCATCGAATCAAACATCAACACATTCTATCAAATATACTAATCTATGACAATAACAGGCTACAAATACACTACCGAACAGGAAGCAATCACCGCTCGTGAGTTGTGTGATGCTTACTACGGTATTCCTGTAACGCCCGATGACGTTACACAGAATTGGGTGGATTATCAGTTTGCAGAATTGAACACACCACAATTTTGGTATATTGTTTTTGATGAATCACTCACGCCAATTCTTGGAACACCGATTGAGTTTGAAGTTGTAACACCACCATTCCCTGCATAATGAAAACATCAGTACTACTATACTCAAGTACAACTCTTCTAGCTTTCTTAGGAACTTACTTCCTTAATCTAGGAGCAGATAATGCTGAACAGTACTTAGCTGTAGTTGCTGTTGTGTTTATAGATGGATTCTTTGGGGTATGGGCAGGAACTAAGATGGAAGGCTTTAAGACGCATAAAGCTCTTAGCGTGCTTAAGACTTTAATGGTGTGGGTATTTATGCTTACAGGTATCTTGATGATTGAGAAGGGCTTTGAAGGCACTTTCTGGTTAAGTGAGACTATCTGTGCTCCCTTTATTCTCTTTCAGCTTACTAGTGCACTAAAGAACGCAGCCAGAGCAGGGTTAATTAAGAATGAGTTACTACAGTTAATCTTAGATAAAATAGACCAACACAAAGTAAATGAAAAACAAAATTGAAGCTATCATAATAGGGCTACTGCTAATAACAGTAGCCTTCTTGTTATGGGAAAGGCAATCCCTAAATAGCGGAAACGAAGAAAAGTTTATGGCTTACATGGACTCAATGGAAAAACGTAACGAGACTTTCCTTAGTAGAGTAGACTCGTTATCTACACTTAAACATGAACAATTTAGTTACTATGAAAAAATCAACCTCAAGTATGACACTATTCAGATTGCTCTTGATACTATGCCTGACATTGACGGCACCAAGTATCTACTCACAATCTCTAGACAGCTTACCGCTAAAGGAGTTGAATAACGAATTCCTTAAGGGAATCAAAGCCAGAGAACGTGTAGTTGTTCTTAAGACTGTTATCCACCTGGACAGTCAGCAAATCAGTCTCTACAAAGACTCTATTGTACCTAGTTATCAACAGATGATTGAGGTGTCTAAAAAAGAAGTCTATGACCTTAATAGAACCATTGACCGTAAGGATGCAGAGATGAAGCTTTACAAGTATGGTTTTGTAGGTATGTCTATCCTAGCAATTCTTGGATTTATCTTATGAAAAACTTATTATTAACTCTAGTTGTTCTTTTGTCTGGTCAGTTATTTGCCCAGAGAGATAGCGTTCTAATCAAGACCCCAATATACTCTTGTGTATACTCAGAGGTTCTCCAACAACCTAAACGTGTGTGGTACACAGTACAATGCCCTACAGGTTCTTATCCTCGTAAAGGAATGGACTTTTACACCAACGATAGTGTTAAGACCTCAGACGGAAAAGACTACGAAGGAAATGTTTGGGACAAAGGACATTGTGCACCAGCAGCTGACTTTAACTGTACTAGAGAAACTCTGTGGCAGACCTTCTCTTACTTGAATTGTATCTTACAACACGAGAAACTTAACAGAGGTGCTTGGAGATTACTGGAAGCTTACGAAAGAGAGTTGGCTAAGACAACTAAAGTAGAAGTAGAGATAAGGGTGATTTATGGCCCTAAAGCTGTCAAGTTACCTACAGGTGCAACTATACCTACTGCCTTTTATAAGACCATAAAGTTTGGAAATAAAAAAGAAGTGTATTACTTTGCAAACGAAGCACCTAATACCACAGACTATACTAAGTATAAGGTGCAGTAATATTTACTGTTATGAACTTATATGAAGTACAACAAGCAATCAATTCTTATTACCTAGAGTCTGAGAAAGATGCAGGCTTAAAGAGACAAAAGGGTATCTACCCTAATGCTATTCTTTTAACTAAAGAGCAGTATGTAGTTCTTATTAAAGAACTCTTCAAGCTAATTGACGACGTGTCCGAAGACATCATCTTTGAAGTAAAGATACTCTGTATAGAGGGCTTACAGGTTGTCTTCACAGAACACGTAGATAAGCCAAAGGTATTATATCTAAAAGATTTACCCGACGCATAAAAAAACCCCCACCAAGTTGGTGAGGGTTAGAACAGTGACCGTAGGGAGATACTAAACTAACTATGGCTCTTAGATAAATTTAATCAATGCACTGCAGAATTTGTGCTTTAGAAAGAATAGTCAACTGTTCATGCTCTTTTATGAAACTCTTGAGAGTTTCCAAGTCACTAGGATCAATTTCAATACTTTCACCAGCATGTAGTTTAAGAGCCCAAGCCATAAACTTGAGAGCATCTCCTTTAGTTGCAGTTACAAGCATTTGAGCTACGATCTTTCCAATGTTGGAATCTGGAATCTCCTTACCATCTAAGTCGGTTAAAGGATTGTTTAGGTTGATTGTTTTGATAGACATATTAATAGTTAATTTTAGTTAATTTTAGTTAATTTTAGTCAATTGATTTTACAAAGTTAAGTTGTGCTAATGCCCAATTCACTACGTAGCTATCGTCAGCAGCCCATAGGTTATACTCTTCTTCATTCATAGTTAAGTTACCATCCATCAATGAGCTACCAGCTTTAACTTGTTCTTCTTCATCTTCTACTTCAGAGAATATCTGCCAGTAAAAAGTAACAGAAGGTGGATTCATTGGAAAGTTTAACGCAATAATATTGAAGTACTTTGCAGTTCCTTTGGTTGGTACAACGACATCTTGAATCTTAATCATACTTCAAATATAATGCTTAAAATTAAAAAGTAGTAATTTTATAAG